CCCAAGTTATAAGAATGTGCTATTAGAGCGGCACATAATCGGGTTCAGAAACCCTGAGAAGCGTCTAAAGAGACAGTAGATAACGTGGTCACCTTCCTAGGGGTGGCCTGTGTTAGAATGGTTAAATCGGCGATGATCAGGAGTCACCTGACCAGGGTGTCTTCGTGGATGAGGTATTCGTTAGGCATTAAGCCCCCCACACACTAAGATGAAAAAGAAGGTTCACGTAGTGAACATAACAGGCATGAGAAACACTGACTCGGGTCAGCTATTAAACACTCCTGTGCCGCTATTTTCAGCACCCCCTCTTCGCGTTGTCAGTACTAGTGCCAAGGTACCTTGGGAGTTCTTGCTTGACCATGCTAGTGAGTTACTCAGACGTGATGTGAACATTTCGCAATGAACCCCATCCGTTTCCCCCGACTCCACGTGTGGGTTTAGCGCCGCAGCGCGACCCTCCGATATGCATGATCAACCTTCGAGCTTGAAGCCAAAGTAATTTCATAACCACAGCACATAACCTCGACGCGCCAATACCCATGCCCACGTGGGCACTTGTCTATTCGATATCCAACACCAATTATCCAGAAGGCCTACGCACAGACATGTCACCACGTAAGAGTGGCGAAATGTTCGTCCCGTGCGGCAACACTTGCTTGCTATACCTGGGCTGTTCCCGATCCTCCTTCTCATTCCCATCCTTGTTAGAAAAGATGCTAGTAAAGAACGTGTATTCTGCACTAGACGTCAACTTAGTGACCATCAAATAGATCTTGACCGTTGCTGTGCCAGAAGTATACGTTGGAAGAGTGAGGGCACACACATGCCCATCATACCCGGGAGTGCTTATACTCCCCAGAGACCACATAAAGGTCAACAACCTATCATTCCCACCACCCGCACCCAATGCGTACAAATTTGTCGCATTGTCAGGTTCAACCACACTCGGCAAAAACGTGCCCGAAGTAGCCGTCTGCGGAACTGATATGGCTGTGATGTAGTAATTACAACTAGACTCTGAGGATTCGAGCAATATCGAGAATCCACCAGGTGTCCGGCCATATGGCTGAACACTGAATTCAGGATAACCCCCATCTTGGCCATAGAATTCGGGCAAAAAGCCCTCATCATGCGACCCAGTCAGCCCAAAGTAATATCCCGAGACATCACTTCTTTGTGCTTTGGGTGTGTGAAGCGTGACGTCGTAGTCAGCCCAGAGTTCGCCTAAACCCTGTTCCGCATCTACGGCATCAGCCTCGAACATGACATCAAGTTTGAAAGGATCATAGGTCTTGACGTCTTGGCCCTTCGGAACTGCTGATTTCCGGATGAAATGCTCTTTTGTCGTCGATTGAAGGCGCTTCGGATCGAGTTTACAGGAACATTGGCCCCAAGCTGGGGACCTAACAGTGTCAACTCGATCGAGCAAATCAGTCTTCGACTGTGGAACACTCGTATCACCAGAGTTGTAGTTTGGTGCAATAACCACGCTCCCCTTAGTGCTCGTCGGACACGCAGGTACATAGTCAAACTTCATATTATGAACTACGAACTGCTCAAAAGCCGATGCCACATCTGAGATCCATGGAAACGAAGAAGTCAGCCCTAGATTGCCAGCGATTTGTGCCACTGCAGTAAGGATCCCATTGGACTTGGACGTAACTTTAAAGTTAAGCCCGCGTCCTTTGTACCCTTCACCAGTGACACTCACGTTGCCTAGAAACTCTCTCCTTTTGATCCGAGTGCTACGTTGCGCGTTACTCCCGACCACTTGTGATTGGGAAACAGGCGCCTTGACGGTCCGCTTACCGCCAAGGTTGAATTTCGTCTTGGGAGTTTTTGAGGAGACCCTCCCAACCTTTCTCTTGTTATTGTTTTTCGACATGTTAGTCGAAGGATCCAGCGCTAGACCCCAATAACAAGCCCTCATCGAAGGATTTGTTACACAAATAGAAAGGTAGATCAAACGAGTTAATATCCTTAGTCTCATCGATTCGCTTCTCTATCTCTAGTTGCTGCGAAACCGGTATACCAAATTTAGACTCGTAGATCAGACGAGCAGAATCTGAAATGGTCACAGGCCTGAAAGTTTCAGACTTGTAGAGCCACTCAACTTCGGCGGACCACCAAGGATTCATCCCATCCTTGCGTGCCACAACATCGGAAAGAAGCTGCATAACCTTTAAGGCAAGTTTCGAACATATCGGCGAGTACTTACCAGTGCAATACAAAGACATAGCCTTAGACTTCATCAAAGAGAGCAATCTACTTTGTTTAGAATGGAGATATGTATTAGCACACGTATAAAACAGCCTCACGGCGTTCCGAGGGTCCACCAAAACGCGACAATCCTCTGGGTCGAAAATGTTCCCGCAAAAGGAAGTTTCTCGAAGATCCTGGGTGTACTCCAGCTTAATGTTGAAACCAAGGGTAGAATAATCATCATCAGACAAACACTTAGTGTTTAAACCAAATAAACCATCATCCCCCTCAACAAAGCCTTCAACATGCTCCCAGTCAACACCTTTCTCAGATAGGAGAAAGAGCATAACCATCAGGTTTGTGAACCCATTAGCTAATGAAGTCCACATCTCACCTGACATCCTCGAGCCAACGACCTTCGCGACGAATCGGCGGTTGCGCATCACCTCCACACGAGGCACATACACTTCCGTCATCCGCCCATTAATCTTCTTCATCCTGACTTGATAATACGCTCGCATTACATCCGCTAACCGATCTGGCTCATTCTTAAGAAAGAATCGCCACATTTCACATTCACAAACATCGGTTAGTTCAGGCCTAAAAGAAGACTCAAAGGAACTATAATCTGTACCGGCAAAATAGCGACTGTTACGCATCTTAGCAATAAGTGGGGCCAACTCATCAACCCGCTTCCCTTTAACAAAATGCTTATTCTGATAAACTTGTTGCTCGATGCGGTGCATGCAACCGCCCACACTAACTTTATAACGATCCGATCGACTGTTAATCCATCTAGCGTGTTTGTATTCGGGATACCATTCCCTTTTAATGAAACTCTTATTTTGCATATCCTTTTCAGTGAGTTTGGCTCTCTTGCCCCCAAAGGAGACAAAAGCCATTAGCAATTGTAGCTTACGAGCTTCATTATAAGAGTGATTGTGCGATAACCAGCCTTGGAACTCCTCTTCTCGTGACATATGTTCCAAGGGTGTGAAGTGTTTCCTTAGGTACGCCCTCACAAAACCTCCAAGCTTAAGCAGTTTTTCCAAGTTAGCACTTGGCATCCTAGGGTTTATTCGCTTCATATAACCACATTCAACATTCAATCTCAGATTCGGATTAACACAAAAAGGCACGTCGCGAAACCCCTGAACAATACGACGTCCATAAATACAATCAGCGTTCGAAGGTCCTACCCACCTAAAATCACCTACCCCAGCTCTTACTTTCCGAGTCGGTAGTTTAAAATAATACTCTGGTGCGGTACATATGAACGTGTTGTCCTTGATCTCCGAAATCCAATTAAAACGCTCACATTTTAACACAGGACGACAATATCTGGATTGAATAACTTCAGTAACCTCACGGGTCACTGAAGTAGTGGTGACGAAAGAGTCGACGTTGTAGGCTTTGATAAATCCAGTGGAACAAAACCCACAAGTGACACTTGAAAATACTGCTCACTCCTAACCAATAAGTGGTGAAGACCACACTCGCGTGCGTACCGGGTATCTTCGCGGGCACAACCAGCGATGTCGTTAAGACAATTCATGATAGGTGGGCTATGGTTATTTGTTCGATGGAAAAGTTGTAACACCTCAATTGCTGTGTAAACCAAATTTTCACCAACCTCATAATCCTCATGGCCCTTCAAATGACTGAGTACCAAATCAATGGCTACCCTGTCAAACCAATATGTCTTCTCACACCGCGTGATTTCCCTGGTAGACTGACACCGAAAGGTCGCAAACATCGTCTTGAGTCTTCCACCCAATTCAATGTGAGCTTTCCTAACAGTGGGCATGTGAACCCATGCGCCATGAACCTCAACATTACCAAGCCAATCATAAGCATTGACAGCAACCTGTCCCATGATGACTGCTTTAGCTTCCCCAACTTTACAACTAGAGAAAAGGTCCTTGGCTCTCTCCCAGCGCGCAACCAGCATATCTGCGAATAGATGGATAAAGTGTCCACCTTTAACTTCATTCAGCCGCTGAGCCAAATAAAGCATTGGTCGTTTGTGCATGTGGTATGTAGCATACTTCCAATCCCGAGGAATTTGTCTATCAGAGATCTTCGGGCGGACAGAATATTCGGACAGCTTCACACGCTCGTCCTTGACGATTTCTCTTTCATAATCGTCAATCTCAACTTTCCCAGGATATTGGTCCTGGGCCAAATGTCTGTCCCATATACCGACCACCTCGTCAAATGCACGAGTACGATCCCCACGTATTTTCCCAACTAATGTCATGAGAGGAGTTGGTGGTGGTTCAATCGATGGCTCATGCTGAAGTTGTATCTCTGCATCAGGTGCACGATTAACAATAGCATGCCATATAGCCTTGACACCACGCCAAAGACTAAAACAAGCCTTTGTGGCAACGTAGGATGCGCCAATATAAAAGCCGACCCTTAGAGACTTCGACAAAGTAGATAGGGCCAACCTCTTCAAACAAGACGTGACGGGCGCTTGTTCGGATACGCCGGATGAAGGGCGATTACCCACGATGGGACCGGAGCTGTTCCCCCCGGGTTTGATAAAACAATTCATCATTTGTGCGTACTGACTCATAACGCTATGACGCTTGTTTCCACTGGTGTGTTAATTAATTAACTTCTCAAGAATATGAACGGCAG